GGGCGCATTTCAGAAACGTAGATTCTTTTTCGGTCAGTATCATTACTGCCATTTGGAAAACCCCTCTTGTTTTTCTCACCGAAGGAGGCTATAATAGATTTAGCCCCGCATGGCGGCGGTGATCAGGGCGTTCGCTACAGCTTGTCAGGGCTGCGGACGTCCTTCTTATTTTACCTTCTCATAGACCTCACGAATACCTTGACGTATAACATCAGCCTTGCTCAATCCAGTCTTCTCACAGCAGATTTTCAGCAATCTGACATCTTCGTCCGACATTCTAATCCTTGTTTCATGATTTTTGGGGTCTGTGGTAGGCCGTCCAGTTCTTGGAGACACGCCTATCACCTCCTTTTGTGTCACCATAATTTATTATATACGGTGACACAAAAGTCAAGAGGTTTTTCAAAAATTTTTCCGCTATCTCGATATGAGGTTGTCAAGGTTCAAATTGTTGATAGCTACTCTATCTCATTTTCCGGCTCTGTGGTCATGTCCTCCATGTCGGGCATCATCTTTCGGGCCTCCTCCTCGCTGACGCCGTATTTCTTCGCCACATACAGTTCTCCCCGAATCAGACCGGCGGCCACATCTGCCCGCATATCCTGAAGCTTGGTACGGGTGTCCTCGATAATTGAATCATCAAAATCAATGGAAATCGCCACATCCTCATTCAGTCCCATGTGAAGGACTGAATTCCCCAGCCGCAGGACGATACGGGCAAGTTCCTCAAGAACATCGTGCAAAATGATTTCATGCTTCTTGATAGTCCGGAACATGGTAGAATTCTCACTTATTACTTGAGTGGCAGTCGCCACACTTCCATTGTCAAATCGGTAGTGGTTCTCCCCGAAACCACAGCGGCTGGACAGCGCGTTCAGCATGTCCTGCAATCCTGCGTTGTGCTCCGCCGTCCGCAGGGACATGTCAATGGGCTGGATTAGGTTTCCGTCCTTCACATCCTCCGGAAGAACATAATAAGTAAGATCGCCGGGGTCAAAGGTCGGGTCGCCGTTCAGGTCCTTGGTCGCTCCAGGCTGCACCATAACGCGCTTTTTCCCCAATACAAACTCATTGACATAGCTATCGTAGGCGATATCAACGCCCTTGAGCTGATCAATTGCGTTCGCGACTGCTGGAATTCCCATCGGGAGCGTGTTATCGTAGTTATTCGCTATATTCAGCCGGTCAATCACAAACTGCCTGTTTGGAGAGCCTGTATCCACAACCGGCGGTATGTTTTCAAAGCCGGGGATATCAGAGAGCGCTACCTTTGTCAAACTGCCGTTGTTGTCCTTGTATATGGCGTTCTCAATTATGTAGTTTCCATTCGTATGAATGCGGTGAATCTGAAAATAAAGGTGTCTCTCGCCTTTATGGGTGGCCGCACTGGTGAAAGCACATTCTTTCACATATCCGTTTTCCCAGGACAACGGAAAAATATTGGACGCCGTCACATAATCCAGCTTGATCTTTCCGCCGCCGGTAATCTCACCTGTCTTCTCTTTGACTGTCACATTTGATATCCGTACTACATAGGCGGCGGTCCCAAGCCCCGCTTTTAACTCCTGCATTTCATTGGACTTGACTGTAAAATTGTTGGCCTTGCAGACAGAATCAAAAAACGCCTGTTCCTTTTCCCCCCCCAGCGTTATACTGACTTTCTCATTCATCAGGAGATTCGCCCAGTCCTCCGCTACTTTCTTCCCCATACCCATTGTGTACCGGTGGCACTGGACGCTCCTTTGTCCATTAAACACCCGGTAATTATGAAAGTTTTTCACATCTCCGTCATACCAGGACTTCCATGTTTCAACCTTGGAATAAAATTCAGACGGCACTGTATCATAGCCCATTTGTTTCAGAATTTCGTGGATATTCAGCTTTCCCACCTCCTAAATCCAGCCGCCTCCAGCTGCTTGAACCATGGCTCTATGGAATATTCAAAAGCGTCCAGAGAATCGATGTCGCTTGTCCCGTCATCCAGTCGTGTATCATCAAATTTCTTTGGGTCATACACTGCTGTCTGAAATGCGTCAATCAAATGCTCACACTTCCTGCTCACATAGAACCGCTTCTGCGCCATCAGCAGCAGCGTAAGACGGATACGGTTATTGATTTCCAGCTTAAGCGCATTTTTGACGGTAGTGCGTATCCTGTCTTTCTCAACAGTATGTTTCAGGCCTCGTATCAGGATTTGCTCTGCGCTGTCCGCCCGTGTCTGCGATTCTCCATACACAGCGGATACCCGTTGCACAAACGCGGAAAATGCCTTGTTCAGCGCATCTGGGTCAATTTCTCTCTTAATATATTCCTCATCCAAAGCCAGCACCGTGCCCTTGTTGGTGATCCCCGTGGCCTGAAATTTGTTTGCCGAACCAGTCCCGCCGAAGTCCACGCCAAGCATAACAATTGTAATTTGCTGCCTATGCTCTTTGCACCACCGCAAGGGATCGTCGATCAAAAATTCCTCGGTATGGTTGGCGAAGTATTGGTACACAAGGCCCTCTGCGGGTACCCAAAGGCCACGTATATACCGGTCATAAAATACGCCGGAATACATGGACTGATACCGTTTCAGCGTCTTTTGGCTCAAAGACGGGTTGTCGGCCATCTCGAAATGGAGATACAGCGCATTGTGGTCTTCCCGCTGGTCAATCCATTCCTTTTTAAACCAGTGGTTTGGATTTCCGGGGTTGCAGGAAAACCAGAATTTCGCCCCCTCAACAGAGCACCTGGCCAGCGCCTGATTGACAAAGCTCTCCGGCATCAGGACTACTTCGTCCAGCAGCACCCCGGCCAATGTTCGACCTTGTATCAAAGCATAGCTGCTCTCGTCCCGCCCACCGAAGACCTCAAAGTAGTTCACCTTCCGGCCCCAGCGGACCTCCAGAATCTTCTGCGACCGCCGCCAGCGGAGGGTATAGCGCTTCTTGGCGTAGCTCATGGAGATATAGGGTTCAATCAGATTTTTAATGCAGGAATCGACCGTTTTTCCACACAAACCAAATCTTTGCCCGGAAAAGTTCTCCATCGCCCAGCGGATGAAAGAAACGGTCATGATTGTAGTTTTCCCGGACCTTACAGCTCCATCACAGATCAGGGCGTCGTACTTGGAGTAGGGGAAGGCTAGGATTTTCTTTTGCTTTTCGGAAATCATACAATCAGGGTATTAACATTTCCGACCCAGAAATTCCAGGCGGAAACCGCCTTTTCTTCCGAATCAAAGAGGCCGATATTGTGCAAGTGCCCATTTTTGCAGCACTCAACGCCATACCCAAACACAGTCTCTATAGTTTTTGCTTTGCAATGGCAAATTGGGCATTCTTCAATTTTAATCATCGCTCTCCAACCCCTCTCCCAATTCTCTCAGGCTCCGGCTCAGGTCGTCCTCGGCAGTTTCGTCTTTCGGGCCACCGCCGAAGCTGGTGTACTTGTCAATTAAAATCGCCATCGTGGTAGCGATCTGCGGAGGGGGCGTCTTGGCGTACCGCTCCGGCTTTTTCAGCTCCCCCAGGCATATCCCTAAAACCTTGCAGACATCTTCCCGCTGTCTGTCCATGTAATCCAGAATATCGGCGGTGTTCTGCTCTTTTTTCTGTTCACACTTTTCCACAATATCCGCACTTTTCAACACAATGTTCTTCACTGTAGTTGCGGATACCCCGTTAATCTTTGAGGCGGCGTTATAGCTGCCCAGCTGAACATAGTCCGCAATGATTTTCTTTTTCTGCTTGTCCGTCAGCCTAGCGGCCATCTCCACCACCTCTCAATCGAAATCGTTCTAAAAAGTTACAGCAACGTCCAACCACCATAGAGGTAATTTGGATATTGCGCCGGATGCTGCACACAGCACTGTGTCAGCTGATACTGTGGTCTGTATCCCATTCCATCTTTCTTTCCCTCCCAATTCTCTGTTGGTTATGCGGAAATCACAGATGTTGCACCCGGGGTGAGATACGCAAAACGCATAATCTGCTCCCCGTTGGCTTTGCAGATTTTGTAAATCTCCTTGTAATGGGTGCCCTTCTGCATTTCCTCATCCACGGTATGGAGGATCATGTCCTCCAAGAAAGCAATTACGGAAATTGTTTTGAAGGGAACGATATCCCGTTGGCCTGCTTTGATCCCCACTAAACCGTTGACCAGGTTTGAATAAATGGTGTATACTTTACTGCGCATATTCCGACTGCCTTGTGCCTCTGCATACTCGGCCAGATTGGCCAGGGTATCGGTCTCTGCCCGCCGGATCAGCTTCCCTTGCTTTCGGGTAATCAGCCACTCAGAGGATTTCCGCTCTGTGATAAACGCCTCCATCTGGTTGAAAGCGTTGATATACTTCAATTTCCACTCCAGGGCCTCTTTGCCGGTAAAACCCATGACCAAGAGGGAAAATCCGTCTCGGTTCATCAAGTATTCTTTATAAGTTTTCCCTCGCTCTGTATCATAGTAGCTACGGATAAACATGGATTTCACCAGCGAATTTTCGCTGATGAGTTTTTCGATGGCCTGTGTCACATGCTGATGTTGCTTTTTAAAATTCTCTGCAACATAGCGGCTGCTGACTACTGCATGTTCTTTGTGCTCAAAAATCATAAGGTCGTTTTTCATAGAGTTCCTCCTTAAAATAATTTGCGGCTGTGGAGAATGAGCCGCGTTTCTGGTGCCACTGACCGGTATCGCCCCAGTGGGTGGTGTGTCTGGTGGCCCATCCAGGAATCGAACCTGG